GCCACGGACTCGGCCACGCACTGGGCCACGCAATCGGCCACGTACTCGGCCACGCACTCGGCCACGGACTCGGCCACGGACTCGGCCACGCACTCGGCCACGCACTCGGCCACGCAATCGGCCACGTACTCGGCCGCGGACTCGGCCACGCGCTCGGCCACGGACTCGGCCACGCACTGGGCCACGCAATCGGCCACGTACTCGGCCACGCGCTTGGCCACGTACTCGGCCACGCACTCGGCCACGTACTCGGCTGCGTGCGCTGCCGGAGAGCTAGGCGGGGCGGGCGCTATTGCTGCCGCAAGGTTGTGGCATATGGCTTATCAAGGAGGAAATATGTGGGCGGGCGGCGAGTGCTACCTGACAGCGGCGCGCGATATACTGGGCTTACGCCTGCCAGAACATAACGCATACGCACACTGGGAACAGGCCGCGATCCACGGTGGTTTTCGCGTTCTCCATCCGGAGTTTTGCATCATCTCAGACTTTCCGGAATTTATCCATGTTGACGCAGAAAATCTACCGCACTGCGAGACGGGGCCATCCCACCGCTGGCGCGACGGCTGGTCACTTTACCACTGGCATGGCGTCCGCGTGCCGGGACACTGGATAGAAGACCGAACGCACGTTGATCCCGTTGAAATACTGAAAACAGAGAACGCCGAGGAGCGCGCCGCTGGCGTGGCGATCATCGGCATGGAGCGAATGCTGGATAAGCTGCAGCACGAGATTGTTGACAGTGATCCAGACCCGGAGCGCGGCGACCTCATCCGCGTTCAATTGCCCGGTCTCAGCGAGCCCGGGTACTATCTTCGGGCCATATGCCCGAGAAACGGCCGAATAATGGAGGCGGTCAACAATCGTGAACTGGACGAAATGACGGTTAGGGGCGCGCAAGCCTGGCGGCTTGGCATCCCGGCGTCAGAATTTACCTATCCTGAAAGGAGAACCTGACATGAACTTGAACTGTTTTGCCCAAGGCGAGATCTACGTCCGCAAAATCAATGCGCTACCAGATGGGCTTGTCCCCTTCGCTGAAAAGACGGGCGGCACGTGGATCATCAGTCACAGCGAGAGCGGTCACCACCACGTCATTGATGACGCGGGCGTGACTGTCATGGAGCGCGTCACGGACGTTCCGGCGGGCATGCGTATCCTTTACGCCATCGTTGATGCCCCGACGCAGTTGCGCCAAGACGCCGCGAAGGCGCATGAGGCGCACGATCTAGCCGCTGGCATATACGAGATGCGGATTGCGCGCGAGTTCGACCCATTCTCGGAGCAAGCGCGCCGCGTGGCGGACTGACATGACCAAGCGCGCCACCTTCACCCAGGCTGAACTGGTCCGCGCCTGCAAGGCAGCGGAGGGGGAGACATGAACCAGATCATTGAAATCCACGGCATCGCCGAACTCCACGCGAAGGTCGAGGAACTGGCCGAGAAGCTGGACGCCCTTGCCGCCCGGCTGAGCCCGCCCGAGGACATGCTCGACGTGCGGGAGGCGGCGAAGCTGATGCACGTCAACGAGGACACGATGCGCCGCTACGCCCGCGAGGGCCGCGTGCCGGTCGTGCGCAAGGGGCAGAAGATGCTGTTCCGCCGCGGCGATCTAGTCGAGGCGGGCGGCTAGATCCGCCACCGATTCATTGTAATAGGCCATGAGCTGTTTGATGTCCCGATGCCCCACCACCCGCGCCAGCGCCAGCACATCGAGCTTGCGGGACAGGTCAGTGATTGCGCGGTGTCGGCTGTCATGGAAGGTCAGCCCCTCCAGCCCTGCCTTGTCGCGCACCCGCCGGAAGGTGGTGTCAAGCTGCCGGGAGGTCAGGTCAAACCCGCCCTCGGGCCAGAGTGCCAGCGCCGCGGCCGAGAGCGGCACGTCCCGCGCGGTCCCGTTCTTCGTCTCTGACAGGTGCGCCACCCGGCCCTCTACCTCTGCGCTCAGGACCTCGCCGGCCCGCATGCCCGTGGCGCAGGCGAACCGGAACGCCTGCACGGCCAGCCGCGCCATCGGTGTTCGTGCCGCAGCCACCAGCCGGTCAATCTCTTCGTCCGTGACCAGCCTGTCCCGCGCCCTCGGGCTCGCAGGTTTGGCAACGTCCCGCATCGGCGAGACGGTGAAGACACCCCACTCCTTGCGGGCGATCGACATGACTGCGGACATGATGCCCATTTCCCGCCTGACCGAACCGGCAGCGACCTCCCGCAGCCGCCGGTCGCGCCAGTCCGCGAAGTCGGCGGGGCGCGCGTCCTTCGCCGGGACCTTTGCCAGCCGGTCGCGGCAGAACCGCTCGAGCCTGATCTGCTCCCAGCGCGCGCCGCGCTTCTTCGGCGAGACCTCGCGCGCGTACCGCATGAACAGGTCGCCGAGTGTGCCGGGGCCGTATTGCCCCTGTCCATGTAGAATGAGATATTCCTCGCGGGCGGCCCAATCCTTCGCTTCAGTCCTCGTCGCGAACGTCCTGGCCTTCCGCACGCCCTTGCGCGCGACCTGTGCCTGCCACCCGGCCCTGGTCTTTCTGAATGAAGCCACGAATCGTAATCCGGTCGTAATCGGGGGTCGTACTGGCCGCATGTTCTATATGCGTTTCCATTACGATGCCATTACGATTTCTGGTCTATCTGGCTTGTTTTTGTGTGATTGCGCTGCGTTTTATGGCAATATAGTGGTGCCCAAGGTGGGCAACGGTAATCTTTTGTGTGAAAGCCACTTGCGCGGCACGGTCGTAAATATATGGGAAAGCGTCTCGGAGATGGGGGCATGACAGGCGCCTACTACAACGAGAACGACCCGAAAGCGGCGGCTTGGCTGCGCGAACTCATCGCGGCCGGACAGATCGCAGCGGGCGAGGTTGACGAGAGGAGCATCGAGCATGTCACGCCAAATGACCTTTCCGGGTTTCGGCAAGCGCACTGGTTCGCCGGGATCGGAGGCTGGTCTCTCGCCCTTCGTCTTGCCGGCTGGCCCGACGACCGACCCGTCTGGACCGGCTCCTGCCCATGCCAGTTTGGCAGCACAGCCGCACGAGGTCGAAACAACGCCCCAGATTTGTGGCCTGAATTCGCCAGGCTCATCGCTGCAAGATCGCCTGGAATTGTATTTGGTGAGCAGGTTCCGAAGGCTTCCTGGTGCGATCGCGCCGCCCGTGACATGGAAGCGATGGGCTACGAGTTCGCGGCGGTCGTTCTTACGGCACTCTTGGTCGGCGCGGACCATGCGCGACCAAGGCTTTACTTTGTCGGCCACGCCCACGGCTACAGCAAACCAATCCGCGCCGTCGATGCAAAAATGGCCGAGTTCGCATGGTCTGACATGCAGTCCGGAAGAGATGTGCGGGCGCATGGGATACCCGCGACAATGGCTCGACGCGGCTTCGGCAATGCAATCGTTCCGCAAGTCGCGGCGGAATTCATCGGAGCCGTGATGGAGACCAACCACGGCGCCACCTTGGCGTGGCATACGAGACAACCAGGAAAGGATTGAGAGATGAGCCAGCGTTTTGACATCGAGGTATTCGATGTGACCGTTGATGGCTTCCCCGTGGAAGAAGGCGAGGTCGCGTTCTTCTGGGATGGGTGCTTGTTTAGCGGGTGGCCGCTGCTTGATCGCGACAACAGTTACGCCGGTAACAGTTGTTTTGCTTCGCCAGAGCAGGCCAAAAGCGGCCCCTTGAATGTGCTTTGGGAGGCGTCCGAAGACCGCGTGAGTGGCATGTTCAGCGGTGTCCGTCATTGGTTTCGGATGATTGCGCCGAAACCATGACCCACTTCCCCGACGACCGCATCATCTTCCGCCCCGAGCGCGGCGCGCATGAGCAGCATGGCCGGGTCATCGGCCGCACCTTCTGCGCGCGCCCGAGCTACGACATCGAGGCGGCGGACGGCGAGCGGCACACCAACATCCCGGGCGCACTGGTCCGGGCAGACGAGGACGCGCTGAACCTGGCGCGTGTAGCGGAGGGACTGAGATGAGCGACATGCCGGAGACGATCTGGGCGAACGAATATAACGAATGGGCTCACGTTCCACTGTGGGCGGTGCAAAATGCTCACTACACCCGCACCGACCACGTGCAGACGCTCATCGCCGAAGCCGTCGCGGCGGCGTGGGAGAGGTGTGCGAAGGTGGCGGAGGATTACGACGGCGACGGGATAGACTGTCGAGGGTGGGACTATCAACTCGGGGACGCATTCAAAACTCGATCTGACATCGCCGCCGCCATCCGCCAGGCCCCGACCGAAACAACCGAGTCATAATCAGCAATATGTAGCGCCCCTAACCCCGCGCCCTCGCAATGCGCAGCCGGTCCACGGCCTCGTCGTGGTCCCAGGCGATCGACAGGCGGTCGGGGTTGGTGCGGGGAAGGTGCGGCTGGCAGACGTAGTTGCAGACTGGGGAGATGGACGGGCCCATGAAGCCGTGCACGTCTGCGAAGTCGTCAAACCGCTTGAACGCTTCGATCTGCAAAAGCTGGCTGATCTCGCCCTCCATCGCCGCATGCTGGTGGACGTAGTGGCGGGTCTCGGTCTGGTGGGTATGCCCGCCGATCAGGAGATCCGCCTGCACCCCTTCGCGGCACGCGCGTATCATGCCATGTGCGGCTGAATACATCGAGTTGCCGCGCCATTTATGCCGCAGAGCGACGGACACGAAGTCCTCCGCCCCGATGTGCAGCATGATCGCGCCGCGCCGGTACTTGACGCCATGCTGTTCCATGATGAACTGAACCGGGTCATATGGCGCCGCGGTCCAGTCGTCATGGTTGCCCGAACACGCCCCGACCACCGCTGAGCCGCGCTCGTACATCATCTGCACGAAGATGGTCCACGCATCGGTCGGGTCGCCCTGCTCCTTCCAGAGGTGCGCGAGCGACTGCCGCCAGTTATTGAACCAGTCGCCGACGCAGAGGCCCCAGACGCCCGCCTGCTCGTCGAGGTTGCGCCACTCGCGGACGAACAGCTCGATGTCACAGGCGTCGTCGTCCAGGTGGGGGTCGCCGAAGACCTTCAGGATGAACGGACCCGCGGGAACGTGCACCTTGACGGGCCGCGTCCACCGCCCCTTCTGCTGCTTGTGCTCGTAGGCAAGCGCCTTGCGGGCGAGCGCGTCGGTGAAGTTCTTGTGGATTGGAAGATTTGGGACGTGCAACTCCTCGTCGCCGAGAATGCCGAAGTCCACCGCCCGCCTGAGCGCTTCCCGAACCGGGCTGCGTCCCCGCCCGAGCGCGCGGGCCGTGGCGGAGACGTTGCGGTTCTGCCGCCGGTACTCATCGACTACCGGCTGGCAATGCTCAGGTGTCAGCGCATACGGCTGACCTTTTTGCGCGACCATCTCCGCACCTCCTACGGACCCGGCCCGTGAAATATCTGGCCCTCCAGTTCGTAGAGCGGGCGGGCGAGCGCCCTCCTGGGATCGACGACTTCGCCGAGGTCTTGCCGCACCGCCTCCAGAAGCTCAGAGAGCGCCTGCCGCCGTTCGTCCGGTGTGGTGAGGGCGACGGCCGGAACGCCGCCCTCGTAGATCGTCCACACCCGCTCGGCGGCGTGCCACTGCGCGATCTTCTTCACTGCTGTTTGTCCACAAGCTCGCGCAGCAGGTCCTTGACGGTCTTGCCGTCGTCTGCGGGTGTCTTCGCGGCCTCGCAGTCGGCGTGCGACTGGCCTTCCGGGTTCCAGACATCCTCGTAGCACGCCCCTGTCAGGAACTTCTGGATGTCCCAATAAGCAATCGCGAGGCCGATCTGCGTTCCCCGCGCGATGAGGGCGGTTACGCCGATCATCTGCAGGTCTTCGTTGACGAGCGCGCCGCCGGAGGAGCCGGGCGCGATGCCCGCGTCCGTCTGGATCAACGCCAACTCGCCACCGTCGCGCAGCGGGAATACCCGGTTCACCGAAGCGACAACGCCAGTCATCACGCTGGCATCGAGCATCAGAGGGTTGCCGATGGTGTAGACCTTGGAGCCCCGCTGGAGGTCGCCCTGCTTGCCGGCGAAGATGTGCATGTATTCTTCGTTCGGAAGCTTCGCGGTCTTGACCTGCAGCAGCGCGAGGTCGTGTTCCTTGTTGTAGGAGACGATCTCCGCCTGGTAGGTCGAGCGTCCGACCTCCTTGCCCGCCTCGTAGAACTTCTGCTGAACCGTCATGTCATAGCGGACCTCGACCTTCCGCGTCATCACCTCGCCGTCAACGACTTCCTTCTTATCCACCCACCGAACGTTATCGACGACGCAGTGGTTGTTCGTCAGGATCAGCCGGTACTCCAGCGAGATGAGTTCGCCCGAGCAGTGGCCCATGCCCGCGCCGACGATGAAGTTCGTCTGGTCAATGGTGCGGTTCAGCGCCTCCACCGCCTGCCCGAAGGCCATCTTGGCGCCGAGGAGAATGACGAAGGCGATGGCGCCGATCCGAACTGGCGTCGGCAGTGCCGCCCACTTGGCGAAGAGGGTCTTGAGTCGGTCCATGATTGAGGCTCCTTTCAGCCTGCGCTTGAACTTGCGCGTGTTCGGGCGTAGATTTCGGGAAGTGAGTGCGGCTGGTTCGTGACTGTGAAGGCACATCTTCCACGCCGCCGAGCTATGTAGAAAGGACTGGCTACGCCCCGCAGCCGCAAGGTGACGGCGGGCAACGTTGCAAAGCCAGCTTCGGGACCGGAAAGCGCGCCGCGCCCGATAATCAGCCCGCACTCACCCTTGCATCCGATGATTGCAAAGCTGTGGGGTTGCTTATCGGCGCCCGCCAAGCTTGTTCATGCCAATAACGCCGAAGATGGACACGATGATGAGCCCCGCCCATTGGTCCAGCGGTGAGGGAAGCGCGGCGATGGTCCAGCCCTGCGGGTAGGCGCAGCCAGCACACCAGAAGACCGAGTAGACAACCACCGCGGCAAACCAGAACGCCAGCGGCACGGCGAAGAGCAGCATGAGCACGAAGCCGCCAGATCGCATCCAGTCGCCGCGGGTCTGAAGGTGTGCCGTGATGACGGCGCCCTTGATCCGGTCGCGCTCGGTCTCAGCATCCACGCGCTTGTCGATGGTGTCCATCACGCGATCGAGGACGCCGCCGCCGAGGAGTTTGAGAAGCCAACCCATCACGGCGTCAGCATCCATCGTGGGGCGCCTTCGCCCGAAGGACGAATCTTCCAGCACTCAATCAAAATTCCGCGGGGCTCATCATCGCGCCACGAATATCGCGGCCATGTAGCGCCCTCAGAGACGGCTTTTCGCCCTTGGTCTCTCCACCACCGCAACGGACCCGCGCCATTTACGTGTTCCGGCTCAAATGTCTGCGCGATGAAGAATGGTTCGTCGTTTTTCGTCATCCAAAAAACCTCCACAGGCTATACTGCTTGTTCTTGCGCAGCCAGGACAGCAATAGCGGCTCGGGCGTCCGCCCCATGCGCTTCAGCACGTCCTCGCCGTCGATGGTGCGCAGCATTCCCGCAAGCCGCCCGTCGTCGCGGACCTTCCATACGGGGATGTCCGAACCGTTCGCGGCGTAGTCGCCGGTCTGGAACAGCTTCATTTCGTCCGTGCGGCGCCCGATGATTTCCTTTGGCTTGAGCCAGCCCATGAAGTGCTTGGCCGCGTCCGCATCACCGCGGTTGATCGCCTCTGTCAGCTTCGCCTTGAAGATGCCACCCGTGTTCAGGTCAAAGCTCACCAGCGCGTCGAATTGGTGCTGTTTCAACGGAACCTTGATCGCCTTGTTCACCCGATCCTCGTACTTGGCGAGGTCTTCTTTCAGAAGATCAAGCGCCCGGTCGATCGCTGCATCCAGATCGGCAGGCATTCCACGCGGCATGGTCGCGGGGTCAGGCCCGCCCGCCGCTGCCGTATGCCCGACGCCGAAGGTCCAGATACCCTTGCTGTCGAGGTAGGGCGCCGGGACGATGCCCTCGTGTTCGCAGATTTCCAGCAGTCCTTGGTCGGAGAGGTTCATCACCGCCCCCGCAGCCAGTCATCATATTTCGCGATCTGCATGGGTGCCGGGTCTTCCTCGGCAAAGAGTTCGCCGCCCACGGCAAGGACGCTCTGCACGTAGAGCGCGAGGGTAAAGTCGTTCTTCGTCACGGCTGCCTCCATTGCTTGGCGATGGCGTGGAACCCGAAGGCCCCCGCGACCGCGAGGAAGGTCGGGGCGCTGAGGATCTTCACCACCTCCAGCGCCGGCACGTTGCCCGCTGCCGCCGCGACCCCGAAGGCGTAGAGGGCAAGCAGCATCCCCACGGCCACTTCGCGCTTGTAGGTCTTGGTCATCGCTTCCGCCTGCTCCGTATCTCGAGAACCTTGTTCCAGATCGTCAGCACCGCGATGACGAGGCCGAGCACGAACATGATGACCTGACCGACCACGGGCAGCACGCTGACCACCCAGGTCCACCACAGCGGCGCGCTGATGCCCGCTGCACTCAAGGCCCCGGCCGGGCTCTTCGCGGCCGATACGATGGCCGTGGTAATTTCAGACATCGCCGTCTCCGGTGGTTTACGTGGTGGCTGTGCGCGCGACGACCGCGGCGTAAATCTCGTCTGCCTTGTCGATCGCGGCCTGCAGATCGACCTTCGGGTCAAGGCCAAGTGTCAGCGCGCAGAGAGCCATGACCCGCGTCGTGTCGGCACCGCCCCCGGCAGCGATCAAAAGCAGCAACTCGTTCAGGTCGGCCACCAGCCAGTCCGGCGGGTTAGACCAGCCCTGCACACGGGCGAGGATCGCTTCAGCCTTTTCCGTCGCTGTCATCGGACGCCTTCCCCTGGTTTCGCTGGTTGATGGCGAAGGTCCGGACGTTCCGGGCGATCCGGGCGACCTCGCGCGCGCGGACGCAGATCGTCGATGCCTGCTCGTTGGTCATCCCGTCCTTGAGCCATTCGCTCGTGGTCCGCATGCACACGGCGTCCTCGAACATCTGGTCGGATGCCGTGTTGGGGCTGCGCGCAGCCAGCGCCAGGACGCGCAGATCATCGCCGAGTGCGTCGAGCTTCCCGGCCTCGCGCAGGGCCTCGCGCAGGTTGCCGACCGCGATTTCAACTGTCATGAGTTTGGTCATTAGCCGCCCCTCGCATGCCGCAACATGATCGCGCCATGAAACTGGTGCATGTCACCATCGGCGCTCGTGTTCGAAAAGATGTCGTAGTAATAGAGCACGCCGGGAAGCAGCAGCAGCGCGTTCGCATCGGAGGGATGGAACTGGTAGCGCCCGGTCGCGGAGTCAACGAGCGTGACTTCTGGCGAGGCGTTCATCGTGAACACCGCCGTCGTGCGCGCGGCGTCGTCGCTCACCGTCATTGTGATCGTCGCGCCGGTGGTGTCGATCGCGCTGTCGCCGCGGTCAACCAGAAGCGCATCAAATACGATGTCCTCGCCCTTCGCCCACTTGTCGAGAAAATTCAGTTTTTGTGCCATGCGTTGCTCCGGTCAGTAGGGGTCGCCTGTACCCGGGTCGATGTTCTCCGGGTCGCCTATCGGAAGGCCCGGGCTGTAGGGGTCGCCCGTCGACGGGCCGATCGTCTGCGGGTCGCCCGTGAAGACCTTCACGACGGAGATAAGGCCGATGCGGGTGATCTCCGCCGTGCCCAGAATGGTGAGGCTCGCCGCGCCGGAGATCGACGCCAGCGCACCCAGGCTTGCAGCCGGAACAATGGCGACGGCGGCGGCCCCGGCAAGCGCGCCAGATCCCGCCAGCGCGCCAGAGGGCGTGAACACCAGCGTCGAATTTCCCGCAAGCTCGCCGATGGCAGCGAGGTCCGCACTGGCCGAGAGCGCGAGCGCGACAGAGCCGGAGATCGGGCTCGGCCCGCCGGATGTTGCCGTGCCGCTCGCCGATAGAACGAGCACGGCCGCACCGGCAAGCGCACCCGTGCCTGCGAGCGTGGCCGACCCGGAGAGTGTCAGCGCACTTGCACCCTGTAGCGCGCCGAGCCCCGTCACCGCGCCTGCGGGTGTCACCGTTAGCGCCGCCGTGCCAGCCATCGCACCCGAGCCTACCTCGGACAGTGTCGCCAGGTTGCCGAAAAGCAGCGACGTGGCCCCCGCCAACGCGCCGGTGCCATCAAGCAGACCGGCTTGCGACAGAGTGAGCGCCGCGACTCCTGCCAAGGCACCAGTGCCCGTGAGCGCCCCCGCTGCCGAAAGGGCGATGGAAGATGTTCCGGCGAGAAGCCCTTGGCCGCTGAGAACGCCCGCAGCACCGACCTGAAGGCTGGTGACACCTGCGATGGGACCGATGCCGACAAGCGATGCCGAACCGGCCAGGGTCATAGCCGTGGCCCCGGCCAGGGCACCCGTTCCGGCAAGCGTGGCCGAACCGGAGATCGTCATCCCCCCAATACCGGCCAGTGCGCCCGTTCCAGTGAGTGCGGCGGCAGTGCTGATGCTCAAAGATTCTGCGGCGCTCGCTGGTGCAATCGCCCTCAGCGTTGCAACATTGCCGAACGTCGCGGTCACTGTTCCGGTAATTGGGCCGATGCCGACAATTGCGCCGGCCGCTGCAACGGTCAGTGTAGACGTACCGGCCAAAGCGCCCGTACCGGCAATAGCGGCAGAGCCCGAAATCGTTAGCGTGACGGAGCCCGTGATTGGATTATTTCCACTCGAAAGCGACCACTCATCATATTTGACCGTGGAGCCATCGTTGTAGACGAACGCAACGACCTTGCTTCCGCTGCGCGTGTAGATATTCGTGCTGATCACACTGGCAGTGCCTGTGCGGATTGCGGAGCCAGAATTCTCCGCAGTCCACGATCCGCTAAGAGCATCGTTGCTGTATAGGTAAATATCACTGTCTGACGAATGAATGGCGGCGACATAAACCTTATCATTAGTCAGGTCATCTACAGCCAGAGCGTTTTGCTGATGCGATTGTGCAACAGCGTTCGTGGTATCCGGCTGAGAGTTATTAAAGGTCGGAGAACTATCATCTGTAAAATGAGTATAATAAATAACATGCGTGCGAGCATTCGTGTCGTTTGAACTCCAATTGATGACTACCCGTTCCGTTCCGCCTTGGGTAGCCATTACTGGTTTATGATTGTATTGCGTCCCTGTGATCGCGGTATTGAAAACAGTTCTTTCGGTTCTTAGAGCATTGGCACTCGAAAGCGCTTTAAGCAGGGTATCTTGACCAGTATCAGACCAATAAATGATATGCGATTGATCGCTAGAGCCATTTACTATTGCCGGATAATACCTGTTGTCATCCTTTGCCACTGACGATGCCACCACGACACCGTTCGTCCACGACGAGCCTTCCCAACGGCTGTAGGCAATCTCCTGATAGGTGCCGCCCATCGTAGTCGGGAGTTCACCGTGGTAGGTGGCGATAACATCGCCATCACTGCGAACCTCGATGTCGCAGCCATAAACAGAGGGGGCGTTGGTAGGCGTGTAGAGTGTGACCTGCGAGCCGGACGAGATTCCATAGCCAGAAGTAAGCCACGTATCGGACGACATATTGAATTGTGAATAGAGGACACGTCCATTGTTCGTGCCTGAAACCTGAAAGACAACGTGGATTAGGTCGCCAACTTGTTTGCAGGCAAGTGCTTCAATGGGATTTCCTGCTCCGGATGTTGGAGCATTTGAACTATCCGCCTCTGAAAAAGATGATGTCGGATCGGTTGCTTTAAACGCGCGGAGTGCGGCGTTGTTAGTGCTGCTTTTTTGAACAAAATAGACATTTCCGCCGCTCGAAAGGAATGGCCCAATGTTTCTCGTGAATGAAGGCCATGAAATTCCTGTTATGGTGGTCGGAAGGGCCATTAGAGCCAGTTCCCACTGGTATCGGCGACGAAGTGCCCACTGAAGCCGTTAAGCGTCAGCCAAGCCTTCCAGTCGGCCAACGTCTTGTTAATCATCAGGACATCGAACGGATTATGCTCGATGATGTGGACAACCTGGCACGCGGGGTTCGGGCGAAGCGCGTCCACATTGGCGACGAAGTTGATGACCGGCCCGTCACCATCGGCCTGATCGAAGCCATCGAGCGCCAGTTCCGTCATGATCGCGTCAATGTTGTTTGGCAGGGCATAGTCGCGCCTTACCGCTCGCCGCCCCGCGCTGGTGCTGATATCTTCGAAGACCATCCGCGTGCCGTCGAGCCCGACGCGCCCGCCAGACGGGTGAAGCCAGTGCGCCCAGATATCTACAACATCTGCATTCGGGTCCACCGGGTCAGCGAAGGCCGGAAGGTTATCTGGATCGAAGCCATCGGCGGTCAGCCAGGCGCGGATTTCAGTCTCCTCGCTGGTCTGCCAATTGCCAGACACGTAAGGCGAGGTGTCCACGTTGATGACGTTGATCCCCGCCGCAACCAGCAATTCGGTCGTCCAGCCCATGCCGCCGCCGACGATGCACAGGTCACTGACCTGCGAGAAGCCTGGCTGTGCCAAAAGGTTCGTGATGACATTCTTGGTTCGAAGGATGCGGGGCTGCTGGACGAACCAGCTGTAATGATGCCGCGGGATGCGAGGAAAGTCTCGCACCCCATGCTCCCATGCCCTGACGCTATATAGCGCGTCATAGAGTGTCTTGTCCCAGATTAGCATTGACCGCGAATCCTTGCATCAGATCACCAGCCTGCCGGCCTTTTCGTTGCGCGCCGCATCGGAAAGCATTCCCATCGCGTGCATCTTACGTCCGGTGTCACCGGCCCATGCCTTCGCGATCTTCGCCTGTGACCGCAGTTCCTCCGCGAAGGTCGCGGCCTTCGTGTAATGCATCGCGAGTTCATAATTGCCGAAGGTCAGGAACACCCGTTCATCAAGATCGAACAGTTTCACGGACCATTCGAATTTGCCGTCGAGCCGTGTTGATCGCTGTTCGTTGTGCACGGTCGCGACCGGGATCATCTCCCGGATCTCGACGTAATCGCGCCAGTTGCTTCCATCGCGCGCCATGAGCTTCGCGCCCTTGACGCCAAGCCGCGCGCCTTGCGCGACCTGAAAAGCCTGCGCGTAGGGCATGACGATCTCGCCCGTAGCGCGCGCCCCCCGAACACAGACGATCACGCGGTCCCATTCGGTGCGGATGTTGATCTCAGGCTGCGGCATTGGCGTGGCGGGCTAGCTTGCGGGTGGCAAGCTCCATTTCTAGCGCGCGTTCCTCGCGCTCCTCGCGCAGCACGGCGGCCTCGTCCTTCCCGGTGGTCTCGCGGGAAAGCTTGAAGTCGATCCGCTCGATCCGCTGCTTCATCCGCACCTCGCGGTGAACCAGCTTCTTGACCGCATCGTTGCCGGTATCGACGCCAGCCTCGGCGAGTTCGGCCGTGCGAGTCGCAATGGCGGCTTCCAGAATCTTCTTGCCCATCACGGGGCTCCTTTCGTGCTTGGATCAGTCGAGGGAAATGTCGAGCGCGCCCGCCGCGAATTCCGGCGTGATGCCCGAGGACACCGCGAGGCCGCTGGTGAGCGCGCCCCAGATTTGCAGGAAGTTGCCGGAAGATAGGAGCGTAACGCCGAAGTAGGTCTCCGTCTCTGAACCGCCGGTTGCCGCCGGGAAGGTGATCGCGGAATCGTTGTCCACCGTACCGGAGGCGACAGTCCAGCCCGTCGTCGAGCGCGCCACGGTTTGCCGGGCGTAGGACGTATAAGCAGCCTCGCTGGCCGTGGTGAGCGTGTCGGTGTCGCTCAGCGCCGCGGTGTGCAGAGAAATCTGTGCACTCCCGGCAGTGGTCGATGCGACAAGTCCGGTCGCATCCCCGACGTTCGGGGCGGTGGTGTTGGTTACGATATGGTCGAGGAGGTCGTCCTCGAACTGGTTCGTGGCGGTCATAGGGGGCCTCCTTCAAAGGGAATGGCTGCGTCTCACGACGGGCCGGGCTCAGCGCTTGCCCAAGGCGCGGAATGGGCGGGGGATCAGATGATCCGGTCAGGACCACAGGGTCTTGTGCAGTGCCTTCATCTCCGCGATGGCCTCGGCCCTGGTCTTACCGTTCAGTTGCGCGACCCATGCGGCGAGCGTGATGAGGGGACGGCTGAGTCCGTCCATCTCGGCGTCGAGGCGCGCGGCGGTCTCCTCCTGGGTAACGACGCGCTCTTCCTCCGGCAGCGCCTCACGCACCACCTTTTCGCCGTCTTCCCATGTTATAATCCTGCTCATGCCGTGCTATACTCCCGCCGCCGCAGCATTGTGATGGTCCCGCCGTCGATGTTGCCGGTGTTGAACGCGAAACGCGCCTTCAGGATTCCCTGCACCGTCGCGTCGAACACCGAACCGAGGAGGTTGTTGGTGCTCGCGTTGCTCCGCTCGTATGAATACCCGCCTGAAGATTCGTGGACGGTCGCAAGGTCGCGCGGCAACAGGAGGTAAACCTTGAAGTCAATGGTGGCCGAACTGGCGCTCGTGTAGGAATGCTGCCCCACATCGTTCGTATAGGCGGCATCCGTCTCCCGGTAGAGGTCGACGCTGAAGCTCGTTGTCGATGACGCCGCGGTGAGCGCCTTGCCGACAAGGCAATATTCGTAACCGTCCGCGAAGTCCGGTGTGACAACGCTGCCGACCGCCCCGTCAACCGAGAAGTCGTAGATCACGCCGTCGTTGCCGTCGCCCACGTCTACCATGTCGTAGGGGTGCCAGCCGGCGGCGATGACAGGGGCGTTCGTGGCGCCGGATGCTACCGCGGCGAAGTTGTTATACATGCCAAGGTGCGTTGCGCCCTTGACTGCCGCGCCAACGGCAAAAACCGAGGCGGCGTAACTGTTCCAAGTCATGAGTAGACCGCCCCCATATCGCCGTTATTGTAAACGCCGCCGTCGTTCGTATACCAAGCGCCGTTGAACTGGTCCGTCCCGTCGCCCACGTAATCCGAGTCGCCGGAGTCCATGTACACGTAGATAAACCCGGCAATCGTGGCATCGACCGCCACGTAGCGGACGCGGCCTTCCAGCACCCGGTCCTCGGCCTCGATGATCGTGAACAGCCGCGTCGTGTCCGGCCGCCCGTTCCGGTCCACCAATTTGCGGTGCGTAATGTAGCGAGTGTCGCCGAGCCAAAGGCTGCGGTCTTTGGCGTCGAGATCGAAGGACAACTCGAGCGGGACTTCCCGGTAGCGGTTGGCAACCTTCGACGCTGTTTCCAGTGCCATCGAGTCGGAGGGAATCCACGGGGACAGGACGCGCCGGATTTGGCTTTGGCCGAAGAACGACGGCCCGACGAAGACCTCGGCGTTCTGGTAGTTCGTCACCTCGTCGGTGTCTTTCGTCGGGTCCAGTTGGTTGTAGTAGAACCAAACCTGGTCGGCACGCTGCTCCGGTCTCTCGCGAAGCGTTACGCTTTCCATGATGAGGTGACTGTCATCGTCCAGCGTGGCCGGTTGGGACACCTGCCCGCGTATGGCCTTCATGTCCACCGCTTGCGTGCGTTCGTTCCAGTAGACGTAAAGCGCGCATTGCTCGGCGATTTCCCCGATCAGGGTCTTGACCTCGGTCGGCTTCGTGATGAGTCGCGTCAGGGCATAGGTAGACAGGTAGCTCGTGGCTTCCGACGCCCAATCGGACAAATTCAGGAACTGGTATTCGACCCCGGCGTAGTTCGCGAGCAGGTCCGCCAGGATGTCGCTCGGAGCCTGCGCCGTGTATCGCAGGCAGAGTTGCACCGCGTCGTTCGCGGAATGCGTGTCCGCGGTGGTGTTATCGGAGCCCCGGGAAGTTACTGCAAAGACCAGGTCACCGTTCGCGCTCTCGGTGAATGACGAGTACGTCAGAACCTCGTCGCCGATCCGCACCGTCCCGCTAGCGTCGTAGTCGGTAGCGAGGGCCCCGGTCACGGTGAAGGCGGTTGCTGCCGCGGTGATGTCATCCTTGAGCTTCCCGGGGCTCGCGACCGGGGCCTGTGCCTTGTTAAGTTCCGAGCGGGTGAGAACGTCCCGGCAGTTGATGCCCACGCTGTCCGTACCGCCGAAGTCGATGCGGTCGAGGATGTAGGACCGGCTCTGCATGTCCGCCAGCCGGTCGCCGTCGTAGCCCTCGTAGAGCGTCACCAGCGCGCCGACCTGCCCGTACTTGTGGCGCACCCGGAACTTGGTCCAGAAGGTGCCGAAGTCGCGCGGGTCGTAGAGCCGGTCGGACAGGTAGGGGTCCACCACCCGGTCGGAGGACGGCCCGTCCGCCAGCGTCACGGACATCTGCGCCCGCGCGCCTAGGGGTTCGTAGTTCTTGTCGCCGCCCGCCAGGTTGATGCGGCTGCCCGCCGTCTGAATGCTGGTGATGTAAGGAAAGACCACGATGTCGTCTGCGGGCTTTCCTTGCTGGTTGCGGCCGAAGTAGAGGTCCAGCCGGTAGTTGTCCGACATGTCCGGCGCCGCCGTGCTGTCGTAGAACCGCGCCGCGGTTATCGTGCCGTTGAACGTGCCGCCGTCCTCGCCGGTCGCGATGTTGGAGCCGCCGTCAGCGCCGACCGCCCCGCCGTCCGTGCCTGCCCACGTGGTGATGCTCGAGGCCGCGGTGTCCGTGCCGAGCAGGGTCAGGGTCAGGGCCACCGGGTCGAAGGCCCAAAGGTTCACCGTATCCGCGCTGATGTCGATTTCCACGTAGAGCGTAAGAGTCTTGCCAGCGACCGCCGAGTAGGCAACGCTGATTTTGGCAGTGGTCGTGCTGTCGCTCGCCGTCCCATCCCCGGCGCGGAAGACAAGGTTCGTCGACGTGATGCCGAGATAAGCCGCCTGGTCCGCGGACCCGCCCTGCTCCCAGATGGTGCCGGATGGCGTCACCGGGAAGGACACGTCGAAGGCCGCGAACAGGTCGGCGGTGCGCGTCAGCTCCGTTGACGTGATGGCGTCTCCTGCGTATTTCGTGAGGTCCGCCGTCAGGTGTCCGTCCGGCGTCTGCCGATAGTTCGCCACGTCGTTGCAGGTCGCGCGGCAGTTGTAGCACTTGCCATCGTCGGTCTGCGTGGCCGTGCAGGGCGCCGTGCCGTGCGTGTTCGCGCATTTGGGCAGCGCGATTTTGAGCACTTGGACGGGCAGGCGTTCAGGCATATAATTCACTCATGGACAACATCGCCACCCCCCCCGATTTCTTCGCTCGCGAACTATTTGAGGCTCTGATGCAAGCCGAGACGCACAACGAAGCTTGCTCGGCCGCCAGGGAATTAGTCTCGTGTCCGTATGTCGCTTGTGAGCGCACGACATTCAGCATCGATGAACGTCTCGGCGCGGCGCCAAGAAGGCGAATGACCATCACGATGTTGTTTGACGTGAGGTAGTTCACTCATACCCGTGCCCCTCTGCCTCTATCGAGAACGACGCGAGGTCGCGCGTTCCGGAGAACACCGGCCCTGCCACTGGCCCGGCGGTCCACGCATAGTCGCAGTCGTTCTGCTCCAGCGCGCGCCATGCGATGAAGAACGGCTCCTTGCGAACCGCCCGGATCAGCCCGTTCATCCCGTCCAGGTTCGTGCGTATCCACGCATCCGTGAGGTTCTGCCAATCGTAGCGCGCCGCGAAGCCGCGGTTGATGATGTCGCGCCCGAGGAACTGCCCGCCCTCCGACTTGTTGCCGGTCAGCTGGTCCGTGCGGTTCCAGTGCGCCGGGCTGAACCCGCCGTAAAATGGCCGCTCCATCGTCAGCACCGAGCCGATGCGGATGACCGCGACTTTCGGGCCTGCCGCGCGGTCAATCGCCACCCGCCAGTCCGCCGACGACTGCGCGTCGAAGAGGAACATGATGGGGCTGTCATCCGTGGGCGACAGCGTGTCGATCAGCGTCGGCGATGACCCGTAATAGATGCGGATGCGCCCGTTGCGCGTCCCGAGGTTGTGCCCCGCGAGGCAGATGCAGTTGCCGCTGGTAGCCGTGAAAAGGTCCGCGTCCCATGTTGCCGCGCTCGGGTTCAGGTCCATCCGCAGAAGCTTGATCGTGTCGCTCGCGCCAATGTAGGTCGTCGCCTCTGCACCGTCCGAGCCGCGGAACTCGAACGTGGAGGACGCCGCCGCTACCGTCATGTAGATCGAGCAATAGAAGCGGTTGTCGCCGAGGTCCTGTATCTGCCCCGTGCAGTTCGACGCCGTGCCGACCGTGCCGTCCCGCATGTCGAAGAAGCAGGTGAAGGTCGTTGTCCCGTCGTTCAGGTAGAGCTGGAACTCCGCCAGCGTCTGGCGCTCCACCTCTACGCCGAACACCCATTCAACCGCCGTTGTCGTCGCGGTGTCCGAGAGGCTGTGGACCGCGTTCGTCGCGTCATCCGTCACCGTCTGCCCGTCCGAGGCCACCGTGACGTTCGTTGCAGTCCACGCGCTGTCGCTGAAATCCAGCGGCACCGGCACCGAATTGTCAAACGCCGTCCAGTATTCGAACGTCTCCGGGTCGTCCGGCGCGGTCGCGTCCGAGCCCGTCGCCGTGCTGCTCGCCGTGATGGCCTTGAGCCGAAACCTGTTGCCTGCGTGGAGGACGCGCGCATACTTGAGGTTGGTCAGGCTGTTGCCGGATTCTAGCGAAACGGTCATCCGGTGCCTATGTCTCTATTTTACGAAAGGACCGAACCATGCGATTTTTGCCCCTTCTTTTTCTTGCGGCCTGCGCTGCGCCGAGTGACTACGCGGGCGAGGTAACGGCCTTTAACGGCCACATGGTCACGATCAGCGGGGCCATGAATCAGGTCCGGGGCGTGCCCGGGTTTTCGCCAACGCCAGCGATGCAGATGAAGGCCGATGAAACCTGCGGCGGCCCATCACGGTTTACCGGGACAGTGGACAGCAGCCCGACCGCCGACGACTTCATCAACTCGATGTATATCGGCTATAATTTTCTCTGTTAGGCGAACCGGGCGTTGACGAGCGCACCGTTGCGGGTTGCCTCGTTGACCGCCTCGATGAACGGGCGCAGGACGGCCTCGGAGAACGGGTTGCCCGCGTGAACGTTGACCGTCTGGGTTGGGGGTGCGACCGGGGCAGCGGCTGACGCTGCTGCTGCGGAACCGCCGCCGCCGGCCGACACGCCCTTGATAGATTGGACCGCCGAAAGCCCCGTGGCGAGCGTCTGCGCGAATGCGGCAAGGTTCTGCGGGAACGGCAGCGTCAGCGCCTTCGTTGCACCCTGGTAAGTGTTGATGAGCGCTTCGGCAATGCCAAACGCCTTTGCGATTTTCAGGTTCCGCTCGCCGCCGGTTTGCGCGATTTCAGAAAGCGCTCCGAAGAGGTCTGAGTATGCCCCCGCGCGCTCCGCTTCAGCCTTCTGTGCGATGGCCGCCAGCGCGTCGTTCCGCTCCTTCTCGTTGCGGATGCTGAGGTCCTTGTATTCCGCCTCCGACGCCAACCGCCGTTCCAGGGCCGCGTCCAGCGCCTCCTGCCGCTCCGCATAGGCGGCCATGATGGTCTCGGTCTCGGTCGCGAGCTGCGCCTGCACGCGCTCGAAATCGGACCTCGTGGTGTCCCTGCCGCCGGTCGTCTTCGTGTCAAACGGGTTCTTCGGCACCTTGGCCGCGACAACCGGCATGCTCATAACGAGGTCTTCGTTGGCGAACTGCGTCGCCAGCGCGACCAGCTTGACGAACTCCGCAGCCGCCTCCGCAGCCGCGTCCCGGGTCCGTTCGGTCTCCGTCGCGCCGAGCGCCGCCTGCCGTGCCGCCTCCTGCATCTGTTCGCCGAGCATGCGCTCCTGGTCGGTCAGGATCTTAACATCCTCGACCGCGTGGCGCCGCCGCTCCTCCGCCTCCCGGAACGTGTCCAGTTGCTTCTGTAGCTCGTCCCGCTCGGCCTTGAGCAGTTCGACGTGCGCCTTCTGACCGGGAAGCATCATGCCGTTGATGGTCTGCTTCTGCGCCTCCGCGAGTTCGCGCTGCTTGTCCGCGATGGCATCGACCAGCCGCAGCTCCTCGGTCGAACTCAGGCCGCGGACAAAGACCCGGTACGCCTCGTTTGCATCCTTCGTCTTTTTCGCGATGGTCTCCATCGCCTTGGCGAGCTTCTGGGCCTCCTCGGAGCCGACGCCGAGCGCGCTGCTGAGCAGGGGCAGCGTTACACCCGCGAGCAGGCCCGCGGCGATGCCCACGGTGCCGAAGGCGAGGCCGATGTCAGGCAACTGCAGCGCCAGCGCCTGCATGAAGTGACCCGAGGCCATCGTCTGCTGACCGACCTGCGACAGTTGCAGGGCAAGCATTCGGCTGCTGTTGCTGAAATTGTTGGAGGCCGCCGTCATGCGGTCGTAGGAACCGCGGGTCCGGCGGGCCGTGTCCTCTATCCGCCGCGTGAACCCGTCGACGGTTGCGCCCGCCCGCTTGCTCTCGCGGATGAGCGGCCCCAGGTCAGCGCCGAATTCGATTATGAGCGGGTCAACCGTTGCCACGCATCTTCTCCTTCAGGCGCTTCTTGGCGGCGGCCATCTTGCGCGGGGACGCCGTGCCCGGCTTACGCGGCGCCGCTTCGATCTGCGCGCCGTATGCCCACCACCACTCGACGATGGACATGCGCCAAAACTCAGAAGGCTGAATACCCCAAAGCAGGGACACGCCAAAAGCCTCGCGCATCACATCTCGCCAGCTTTGGGCTCCGCCTTTTTTCCGTCCGACTCCGGCAGATCGTCCATGCCGTGGTCGGGCGCCACGATCTCGGTGATGAGCGCGACCACCGCATCACCCAGGCGAAAAAAACCGTCACCCGCCATCGCGGCCTCGCCGACCTCATCCGGCGTGGCTTTGACTCCAGCCTCGGCGAGACAAATGCTGCCGATCTCCGCAAGGTCGATTGCCGGGAACGTCGTGTTGCCCATCACGCCGCGCCCAACGGACAGGATGAGTTGTCCGGAAAGGCGCATCGGGTCGTACCCGGCTGCTGTCAGTTTCTTGGAAAGGCCCCACGTCGCTTCCACGGCGTAGGACTCGCCCCGGTAGACGAATGTCGCCATTACACGCTAGCCGTGTAGGTGGCCGAGCCGCTGCGGCGTAGGCTCAGCGAGAACGTGACCGTGCCATCGGACGCCGGCGCATCGTAGGAGAAACTCTCAACGATGAACGTACCGGTAATGTTGCCCGGGGTCGTCAGGGTAGACGGCAGGTGGATAATCGCAGTCTGCGAGGAATCCGCGATCACATAGGCATCCGCCAGAACCGTCTCACTCGCGGCAACGCCGGAGATCGAAACCGTCATTTCCTGCTTGCCGATGGTGCTGAGATAGGTCGCGATCCCATCATCATCGTCGGTCGTTACGTCAACAAGGGAGTTTGTGACTTCGAACGATTTCGACTGAACATCGGCGATTTCAACCGACGCCCAATCAATCGTGAAGCTCCGAGCGGAACTAGCCATTGAGGGCCTCCATCAAAGGGATTGCCGCGTCTCACGACGGGGCTCTGGCGCTTGCCCAAGGCGCGTTGCGGGCTACACGGCGAGAAGCGTGCGAAACTGGATAACGCCGTGGCGGGTTTCCCCGTCCGGGTCCAAGTCAACGAAGGACTCGGCAAAATCGCAGGTCACGAACTCGTAACCCGTGACGCTGAGGGTCGCGCGGTCCAGCACCACCCGGATGCGGTCGAGGATGGCCTTAGCCTCCTTGCGGCCCGCGTAGCGCGACCACACGTCGATCTGGGTCAGGATGGTTCCGCCGGACCAGTCATCGGAGGCGAAGGGTGTGATGATGTCATCGCCGATCGTGACGTAGGGAAACGCGGAGGATGCCTGTGCGTCCAGATCCTGCGGGTGGTCGTCGTAGATACCCTCCACCAGCGCCACCAGCGTCGCGTCCGCCGTCAGGGCGGTGTAGATGGCGGTCTGCATCGCCCCGTTCATCGCTTCGCCCTCACGCGGTTGATGCGGGCCACCACCTTCTCGTTAAAAGCTTTCTGGAACAGCGCGGGCATTTCCTCCCGGAACCGCTCACGCACCGGCCGCACGAAGGGACGTGCCGTCATCTTCACCGTCCCGAACTCGAGAAACCGCCAGTAGAACAACCCGACGATCTTGCTGGAGAAGTAGGAACCGCGCGGGCGGTTACGCTTCGCCTTGATGCTCTTGCGCAGGCGCCGGCTGCGCCAAGGCTTCGTGGCTGAGACTTTGCGGTTCTTGGTTCCAACCGGCGCAACGGCCCGGATCTCGTCCCGCGCCTGCGCCGCGACGGCGTGGATCGTGTTCCGCGCGATGTTCCGCGCTTCCCGGTTCGATACGGTGTGCAGAAACAGCTTGACCGCCTCGATATTGCGGACCTGGATAACGGGCTTCATGCCGCACCACGCTCCGCCTCGAATTGCAGGTAGAGCGCTCGCGTTCCGCGCCGCTCGATCCGCCGGATGTTGTAGTTCTCACTGCCCCAGACCATCCGGTTCTTCTCCGAGATGTCCGAACGGTTGCGGATGGTCACGATGTAGAGCCCGAGCGCCTCCACCCGGTCGGCCCGCATAACCTCGTTGCCTCGCAGCGGCTGCACCTTCGCCCAGACGGTCGGGTTGATGGACAGGTTCGCCCATGTTTCAGCCGCGCCGCCCATGCTGTCGGCGACCCGCGTGACCTCCTGGAACGTCACGCGCTGGTCCATCTCGCCGGGTCTCACGCGCCGACCCACCCTTTGCGGCGCATCCCGACGAGGCTTTCGACCCCGAATGGCATTGGCATCATCCTGGCGTCGGTCATAACCTGCCGGTTTTCGAACCAATGCGAGCAGAGAAGCAGAATGGCTTGTTTCGCGGTCTCCGGGACATCGGATTCGGCGTCACCGAACCCAGCGACGAACGTGATGGTCAGGCTGTCCTCGCGGTCGTAGAAGACCGGCCATTGCGCTGTTGACTTCGGCTCCAGATAAGCCCGGTCCTCGCTCGCGTAGAGGTAGAAGTCCGAGACTGTCAGTGTTTGCGTTGCATCGTCCTGGTCCTGGTAGGAAATGGACGAAATCGACTGCACCGGTGTCTTGGCGATCTCGATGCGGTCCGACGCCCCCGGGGATACCCGCTGCCACGTCTGGGTGATGAGCTGTTTGCCCATCATTTCCTCAACCATTTCCCCCGCGGTCATGATCCGCTGTGCCAGCAGGAGGTCTTCGATGTCATCCGTCAGGCGCAGGTTGTCCCGCGCCCACTCAAGCGACACGGGCTCCACAGTGGGCGCAGCGGTCCGGGTGTATGTGACGGTCACTTGGCGGCCCTTTCGGCGCGAGCGGCCTTAACGGCGCGTTCGGTCTTGCGGGCGCGGACCGGTTCTGCCGACCCGCGCTCGATCAGTTTGCGCGCTTCCTCCACAGAGAGGTCGAGCACGTCCCCCGGCTGCCCGCCGCCCGTGCGCCAGGTCAGAAGGGTGACTTTCATCAGCCGGCGCTCACGGTAACGACGCCGGTGTTGCTCCAGAGCGCCCCCGCAACCGCGGGATCGGAAGTCGGAAGGCCGGTAACAACGATGTTGGTGCCGGATGCCGTGAACACGATGCTGCCGACAGTCAGGGCGGTGCCGCCCTGGTTCACAGAAACGTCTACGTTCGCCATGTTGAATCTCCTTGGCTTGGGGCGGCCGAAGCCGCCCCGCTATTGTCAGAGCATCGTGATGACGCGGGTTGCGCCAGTGTCGGCCAGTTCGCCGTCGAGGCGGACGTAGCCGGCGATGCCGAAGCCGGGCCAGAAGTCCTTGTCCTGGATCGCGGCGACCAGCGGCGAGCCGACTTTGCGGACGTAGTATTTGCCAAGGTCCCCGAAGAGGATGGCCTTGAGCCCGGTCGCGGTGTTCGGCATTGCCTGGTTCATGATCAGGCGGTAGCCAAGCAGGCGCTCCTCCAGCGCGTTCTGGAAGTCACGCTGGATGATGTAAGTGCCGTCACCGTACTTCAGCTTGCGCAGCTCCTTGATGGTCGTGTCGTTCGCCATGAACGCGCATTTCGGAGATGCCCGGTAAGCCGGGTTGACCGAGTGCAGGAGGTCGATCAGTTCGTCCGCCGTCACTTCCGTCGACGACGCCGCGGTGACACCCGAGGTCGAGGCCGTGACAATCCCGTTCGGGTCGCCCGTGCCGTCGCCGGTCGTCAGTTCGGTGTTCACCCGGCGCGCAATCCGCTCGCCAAGCAATTCACCAATGAACTGCTCGATGTTGAACGCCGAGTCATCGACCAACTCTTTCGAGACGCGCAGCCATTCGGTGTTGTAGGCGTAGGCGTCCAGCGTCTTCTGGCCGAAGGTCACGTCCGAACCGCCGTCATCGGTCAGGGTCGTGCCCTGGGTGTGCTGCACCATCACAACCGAGGTGTCGTCAACGGTCGGAATAGTGATCTGCCCGCCGTAGGAGGTCATGATCTCCGAGGTTACGCCGGGGTCATACATCGGGCCCCACGCCGCCATCGACTTGACGATGAAAGACGCCATTTCGGTCGGGACGGTGTAACCGCCAGCCGTCGTGGTTGTCGTCTGCGCACGAAGTTCGCCTTCAGGCAGTTTGGCATATCCGCCTTCGAGCACGCGCCGCGCCCTTGCGTCCATCGCGCCGAGGTTGCCCTGCGCGCCGAGGTAGTTACGGAAGGCGTCGCGGTAGGTGATCTCGTCACCCGCATCCACGCCCTTCGCGGTGCCGCTCGACCTGATGGCGCGCTCGTCCAGCGCGTCAAGCGCGCTTTTCAGGCCCTCCATCTTCGTCTCGCGGTCCATGCGCTCGCCGAGCTTGTCGTAGTCGGCCATCATGGCGTCGAACTCGCGCTCGATTTCCGCCGCGCGGTCTTCCGGCGTGTCGTCGGTGATTTCGTCCAGTTTGGACCGGGCTTCGGTCCAGATGTTCGCCTGCTTTTCGCGCAGGGATTTGATGTCAGCCATCGAGCCAACTCCTTCAAAGGGACAGGCGCGTCTCACGACGGGCCGGGTTTCGGTGTGTTATTGGCGCGCGCTTACCGAAGCGCTGCGCCCTCCTGCTTTGACGCAGGGTGGTGGCGGACTTTCATCCGCATTCGCCGAAGGTGCGCCGAGGCGGCGTTTGCCTTCGCCTCCGCATCCTTCACTTTGGTCTGACGGTGCGCCTCTAGGCTGCGGAGCCCAATGCTGGTCCCGTCATATGCCGGGGTCGTCACGACCGAGACATCGTAGAGTTGCGCGCTCTGGATCGTCCGCAGCGGCACGTCGCCCGTATCGTCCCACTCCTGCTTGTCGGCGATGAACGCGAAAGACATCTTGTCGAGGTCGCCGCGCTTCATCTTGCCCACGATGGACATGACATCCGGGTCGGCCGGGTCGAGTTGCGAGCGCATGCGCAACCCCTTGTCGTCCTGCTTCAACTCCAGCGTGCCGGAGCGGGTGCGGGCGAGCGGCAAGCCTTCGTGGTTGATGAGAAACACCACGTCGTCCCGCTTCAGCGCATCCGTGAATGCCCCGGGCGCGATCTGCTCGCGGAACATGCCGCCGATGTCTGCCTCCTGGTTGAAAACCGCCGCGTAACCCTCAACGGTCACGCCGTCGCCGTCCGAACGGATTTCAATGCCGCTTGCCGCGCGCATCTCGATGGCCGACGCCCCGTCGCGCTGTTCAACTGCCATTTGGTGCCCCCTTGCCTGGGTCTGTTTGCGCTGGTTGCGTCCCAAGCGGGACCGTCGCGCCTTGCACGAGCAGCACCCCGCCCTTCGGATCGTCCTGCAGGTTTTCCTTCTGCCGGACCTCGTTCGGCGTCAGGATCGCGTTCTGAATGCCGGTGGCGTAGCCTTCCATCCGGGTCTTGAAGTCGCCCCGAAGCAGCCCGTCCATGTTCAACTCGACGAAATACCGGCGGTTGCCCTTACCGAAGAGTTTGAGATTCAGTTCCTGTTCGAACTGCTCAACCCACCGCTTGAGCGTGTGTTTGACGAAGTGCAGGTCCTGTTGCTCCGTGTTCGAAAACGTTCCGTGCGTGAGATCCTGCAGGAACGTCGGCGGCAGGCTGTAAATGCGCGCGATCTGCTCCACGCAGAACCGCTGCGTCTCCAGGAGTTGGTTCTTCTCCGGGTCTGTGCCGATCGGCTTGATTTCGAGGCCCGCCGGCAGCGTCAGCGCGGGTCGGCCCTCGCTCGACGCCTTCTTGACCGCATCCGCAAGGTCATCGCCAGCACGCCGAAGCGCGTCGCCGGACTGGAAGTTACCGATCAGGGCAAACGGGGGGACGCCGCCGTTCGCAAAGAACCGCCCGGCGTATTCCTGCACCGCCTGCGCGAGCCCGATTGCATGCCGGTTCGTCGCAATCGGCCCATAATGGGATACCATGTCCGACTTGAGCATGAATGGGATGTCGATGACCTCGGCCGCCTCCAGCCGGATCGCACGATCCCCATCCTTGTATTCGTAGAACCGGGCGCCGGATATCATCTTCACGGTCGTCTTGTCCGGCGCCATCGGGACAATCGCACCCAACTCGTTGCGCCCGTTACGGACGATCTGCGAAAGCCCGCGGCCGCCCGTCAGAACCCCGAAAAACAGCGTGTAGCGCCACTGAAACGACGTTACTTCGTCGCTCACGGCATCGTGCAGAAGCGTTGCGACGGGGCTCGAAACCCGCTCGCGGCCTGCCTCTTTCCGCTCGTAGAGGTGCAGCGGAAGCCCCGCAATCGTCCCGGCAATGAAATTCACCGCCGCGAACACCGCCGGAACCCCCAGGGCACTGTCAATGGTCACCACCTGACCTGACGCAGACCCCCCGACGAGCAGGCCGACAGCGCGCAGAAACTCGACGTTCTCCGACGCCTGGGTGACGGAAGCCGCCCGCTCCTCCGGTTTCGCGCGCCGAAAACCGAACATCACGCCGTCAGCCTGTATTCGGGGTCGAGATCCCACGGGGTAAGCGGGTTGTGCTCCTCCGCCTCCGCCATCGTGGCGACCGCCATCGCAAGTGCAATCATTCCGTCGATCCGCCTGTTATTTGCCAGCTTCACGAGCTTGCGGTTGCCGGCGGGGTCTGGCTTGACCACCGCGTTCGCAGCACACATGCTCAGAACCGGGTGCTTTCCGTGCCGCGCCCTGCCGTTCAGCAGGATTTCGTCCAGATCCCGCAGGGCGGGCGACATGGACGCGAAGCCCTGCCCAAATTCGACGAAAACGCGCTCTATCTCGTCTTCCGTCACCCCGGCCTCGATGAGCCAGGGCCGGAAGTTCTTCATGTTCCAGCGGTCAAACGCGATCTTGCGAATGTCGTGAGACCGCAGCGCGTCCCGTATGGCCGCGGCTACGAACTTGTAGTCTACCGTCGCGCCGGGGCACGTCTTCAGGTGCCCGTCCTTCGCCCAGACATCGTAGGGCACGCGATCGGCCCGCGCCTTCTCCCTCAGGCCTTCCGCGGGCAGCCAGAAGGTCGGGCGGACACTCACCGCGCCGTCCCGCTTGCCGACCAGCACGAAAGCGGTCAAGTCCGCGGTTGCCGAGAGGTCGAGCCCCGCGTAGACAGGCCCCGTGAAGGGCTCCGGATCGGCGCCGTTCGCGTCCCAGACCGACCGTGTTACGTAGGGCGCCTGGGTCTCGACCCGCTGGTTCAGGATCAGGTTGCGATATTCCGCCTCCCGGCTCGGCATCCGGCGAGCGCCTTCCGCCAACTCGCGAACCTCTTCCGCATTCTGGAAAATTCCATATGCCGGGTTGGCCTGCCGAATGGCATCCTCCGAAAACGGGTCCGCGTCGTCATTGGCCGTGAACAGGAATAGCTTCGCCTTTCCTTCCGGGTTGTCCTTCGCGTCGTCGATCAGCACCGACAACAGGTCGTCGTCGTTCGGCGCCTGCGTCGAGATGACGATGGACAGCGGCGCAGCGTGTGCTGCGGAGCCAGTCTCGAGCGCCTCGTAAAGCTCTGAGCGCGGGCCCCTGACCTGCCCCAACTCGTCATGCACCACGAAGACCGGGGACAGGCCATAAGCCGTTGTCGCGTCCGCCGAGAGCGCCCGATACCGCGTACCGAGGTCCGCGCAGACCAGCTCCTTGGCGCTTTCCTTCGGCGTGATGACCGATGACAACACCGGGTTCAGCCGCACCATCTTGGCGGCGAGGTTGTAGAGAACGCCGGCCTGCTCGCGCGATTGCGCCGCGCTGAAGAGTTGCGAGTTGACCCGCGCTTCCCTGCCCGCCAGGTGGAGCAGGCACAGCATGGCGGACAGCGCCGTCTTCCCGTTCTTGCGGCCGAAGCTGATGATCGCTCGCCGCGTCGGGCTGCCATAGATCGCGCGGATGATGTCCTTCTGCCAGTCGGTCAGGTGGATCGGTTCGCCCACGTGCTCGCCGTCAGGCACGCGGCAATATTCTTCGATCCACGCAATGTTGCGTTCTGCTCGGTCTGCCATCGGCCGCGCGCACTCGCTGATCTACTTTTCCCAAGGCATCTTGACCGGAGAAGTCACCTTCCGTGACTTCTGCTCCGACCATTGCGTTTGCTGCGACAGCCGCATCCGCGTCGCCAGCGAGGACATCGCCCGGCCTTCGCGCTCCTGCATCTTGAGAAGCTTGTCGTACTGGTCGAGATCCAGCTCTTTCTCCTTCTCGACCGCGGCAATCAAATCCGCTACCCTGCGACTCGCCACCACATGACGGCAATACTGCGTCAGGAGACCATGCGTTTCGCGACCGAACCAATCCGCTGGCATTCGCGCCACGACGGCGTTCCACTCGTCTGCCTGCTCGTCCGTGAGATCGGACGGTGGCTTGGCGCGCGGGATAACCTCGATGACCTGCGGAACGACCGCCAGGTCCTCCCGGGATTTACGTCCGCGCTCGCCCATTTTTCGTCACCTTCGCCCGTTGGCCCCGGCGCCAGCACAACCGGAAGTAGGCTGTACGCGTTTTTTTGTCAGAAATGTGCAACTCTAGGGTGTAAATCGCAACGTCCGAGAAAGAATATTGCCAGCATGCGCAAGATAATTACCGAAATGGGCAATATCCTTGCGTTTTTCTTGCCTCCGGTAAACTTTTCTGTCTGGGTTATGCAAGAGGAAGG